CTCCTATTACTCTTGTTTTTTTGCCATCCTCTCCAATTACATAATCCCCGACTTTAATATCTCCCATGGGAACAAATCCTGTCGGAGTTAATACAGGTTCTGTGACGGCTAGAGCTTTTCCGGCTCCGCTATGAGCGGCAAATAAATACACATCTGATAAAGGAACACCCAATGTTATATAGTTGAGTAATGGAGCGTTTTCACCATAATTAAGTCCAACGTTTTCGCCCGACTGACATTCATCTATATATTCTTGAGTGATTTTTAAATCTTCTATCTTGGAATCATGCCCTGTCTGTAATGATACAGAATTGTTTAACAACTCAAATGCATCATAGATATCTTCATTTGTCGCATTTTGAAATCTCTCCACGTTAGTAAAGAGTTCGTCAGACTTTTCTGCCATTGCGGATAAAGAATTCATACGAGCTATCTTGTCAAAATATCCGTTGACATTATCTGGATTAACAAGATCCTGTAACTCCTTAACCGTCTGATAGCCACCATACGCTTCAAACTTCGCCTTTATTTTCTTGTTGTTAGACAAAAATGCTTCGATAGAAATATGGTCAAACTTTCTGATGCCCTGTTGATACATATTCATACCAAGTATCCAATAAAACTGGGCATCTTCATTCTTTAGTGTTTCATCTTTGCCAACATTTACGGTTTTATAATCCTCATATAATTCGGGATCTGACCAACATGCAAATACAAAGCATGCCTCTATCTTCTCTCGTCCCTCATTAATTTTAGCAAGTGTTTTCTTTAAGTCCATATATTATCACCTAACAGTTTTGATACGTCGCGTCCTTGCCCGGATACGCCTCCAATATCATAGCCACTATCTATTTCTTCAAGACCATGACTATAATTCTTAAACTCAACAATTTTGTCTTCCTGTTCTACTTTACGTTTGTTTTTATAAACATCAGCCACGTTATTGTTTATAATTGCGAACGTATACTTGATTTTGAAAATCTCTTTATCAAATTCCTTTTGGGATAATATTTTCCTAATCGTATCAGCCTGTTCGTTAATCGTATCTAATACAACATCGTACCCATATGGCTCCAATTCTTTTAGGGATCGCATTATATATGTATTCGGGGGCGTCCCTTCTTTATACTCAAACAACTCGCACATAGCATTAATACATTGCATCCAATATGTCTGCTTTTCTACTATAGCGTCGTAAGCAGCTTTTGAACTGTAATACTTATTGTTTGGGGCTTTGTATAGAGTCTTAGGGTCAGCCTTTCTACCATTAGGGTCATCCCTAACAATCACCTGTCTCGCCATTATTTATATCCTCTCATTGGCTTAAATCGTATATCCACTTGATATGCGAATGAGTATATGAACGCCACGAATTGACTTAAACAAAGGGAGCGGGAGGCAAAAACTGCCTCCCATATATACCCATCTCTCTCCCTCACGAGCACAAAATACATACGATTATTCCTCGGTAAGGCTGTCTATCTTCTCAATAATTTGCTCAAGATGCTTGGTAGGGATTTCTTCCGGGGTCTTGAAGTTCTTGATTCCCAACTCCTTCATATATTCTTTAATCTCGGTTGTACCCTCTTCGCTAAGATTTGAGAACTTTTCCTTGATGTCTGCCACCAGTTCCTCGTTCTTCTCAACATCTATCTTGTTCTCTTTGGCATTCTTCGAATACTCGGATGTAGCCTTAGCCTTTTCCTTATCTAAGGCTTTCTGCTTCTTTTCTGCTTCCTTGTAAGGCACTCCGCTCTTAGCCTGTTCAGCTTTGATGGCATCTTCCATAGCTTTAATAAATGCATCAGAATCAAACGGAATTCTATCTACAATATCAGCAAACCTTGATCCTGAATCACAACTATAAGTATCATCACGGAATGTGATTACACGAGATTCGGAAACCAACTTATTAATAGTCTCCTCTTTCCTAGTCACAGGATTCTTCTTGCCTGTCTTCTCTTTGACAATCTCTCTATCAATATAAGCGACTGCAACAAAATGCATCTTATTCTTAATTGCATTAAAATACCTCTGCTGCGTGTCGGCAGTTATTTTAGAATAAGTGTCCTGCGATACAGGGTCGGTAATATCGGTTCTCTTTATGTGTGAAACGATAATAGAGGATACTCCTACCTTTTTAAGTTCCCATATAGTATTAAGTATCAACTCCATAGCGTGATCCTGTCCACGCATAAATCCGCCCCAAGCAGCTGATACGGAATCGGCTTTCTTTTCAGGATTCTTCTTATTCCACTCTCTTAACGATTCAGCTTCTGCTATAAGAATAAGTTCATCCAAAGTATCCCATATAATAGTTTTCAGTTCGGGGTAATCCTCGTCTTTGTTATCAATAATATCAGTAACAACTTCTTTGAGTTTTGCCCAATCTTCTATAGGCTCAGAAACAAGGTTCTGTAATGCAAATCTTCCTTCTTCCTTTCCTATATCAAAATGAATATATCCATTCTCTCCGACCAGCTTCTCACAAATCTCTTTACAAATTGTCGTTTTACCTATCTTCGACTCACCGAGAAGGCAGATGTTGTAATCTAACGGATTAAGACTTACTTCAACTTTCTTTCCAAATTTACCCATTATTTACCTCCTAATACTACATTTTGCTCTGCAATTTCTTGCGATCTGCGATATGAATAATTGCCATAATACTCATCTTCTAATTCTCTTCTAAGGGAATAAGCTTCTTCTAAATTGTCACAACTAAAGAGCATACGCTTCCCGTTGATATTAATTCTCACTCGCCACTTATTGCGATCTTTAGCCCAATAAATACCACTGTATCCAGAAGTATTGTTTTTCTGTAATACACGATTACAATTATTCTCACGCTTATTTACAACTCTTAAATTGCTTTTACGATTATCAAATTTGTGTTCTGTTTTGATATGATCGACATCTTTAGTATAATCATATACTTCATTGTCTAATCCCATAACAAGACGATGCATACATATTTGCCTGCGAGGATTGCTCATGGGAACATAGGCTTCAACATACTTCTTATGAATTCTCCAATTGTAGTTTTTAATAATGTTATAATCTTCTAAATCAAACCAAAATTCTTCGCCTTTTTGAGTGTAACCAATACCATATGTTCCCGTTAAATCATATCTATTCCTCGGTCTAAATTTTGTCTTTCTATTGTTTTCAATGTTTAGACAACCACAACTTTGAGTATGACCGTTTCTTAAATCTCCACTTCGAACTACTATATTCTTTTTTCCACAATCACAATCGCAATACCACATTACTTGAGAATGCCCACCCGCCGTATAATGACGAGGGGCTTCTCCAGTAACTGTTAATCTACCAAATTTTCTTCCTGTCAAATCAATTTTCTTTGGCATTTTAATTATTCACTCTTATTATCTAAAAATATCTTCTATTTCGTTGTTAAGTTCTTCCGGCTCATCTTCAGGCTCATCCTCAGGTTCGGGATCGGAAACTTTCTTAATCTTGCTCTTCTTAGGTTTCTCGTCGTCCTCATCCTTCTTCTTGGGCTTAGGCATTATCTCATCATCGTCATCAGAAGGAATAAAGATGTTATCCTCAAACTCATCGACCGTATCATCAAGAGCAATATATCCGTTAGCATAGTCACCCTTGCCAGAGAAAAGGTAAACTCTATTTTCGACAACACGTTCTCCGAATGATCTGCCGTTGGTAGCAAAGTCTTCTGGTTTAGCAAAGCCTAAATCACATTTCAGCTTCTGCATATCCGTCAACATATCGTATGTGATGTCTTCGGCATCCCCCATATCTTGTGCCCCATTGTGGTATGAAATAGTAATTTCATTGGCATAGTATTTTGAGTTTTTCAAATTGTTGACAATTTTTCCGTCCTTATACATCAAACCGAGGTTTGTTAATCTATAATTCAACAGTTTGATATGTTCCGCGTTATCAAAATCGACCTTAGCACAATTAATTATAAGCTGAATGGGAATATACTTACTTGCTCCCTTATCCTCGTCCAGGTCTTTTGCGGATACAAATTCCGGTGTATAGCCATTGATATAGATCTTCTTGTCATCCTTGAAGTCGGTCATATCAACGCCATCTTTTGACCAATAAAAGGTTGTGTCGAACGTCAGTATATTCTTCTCATCATCGTCATCATCTATAAGGCGTATATTATTAATCTGAAGTCTCTTTGATTCCTTACCCTTATAGAAATTCTCCTGTGTCTGACCCTTGACTATGCACTTCTTATCTTTAATTGTGTCAAGATTATCTCTAATGAACTCACAGAAATCATAAGCTGTTATAAACTCTTTTCTGTCGCCATCAATGGTTATAAAATACTTACGAT